ACGGGAGAGGGCGGCACAACGGAGGCTCAGGGCCCTAGGCGGGGACATGGAGCCGATCATCGATCAGCAAATCCGGCTGGTCGAGTACCAACAGCAGACCCTGGCGAACGAGATCACTCAGGGGGCCGGCGCCGCTCAGAAGTTTATCACCAGCGAGGACATGAACAAGCTGGCGAACCTGACTCGCACGGTCGAAAAGCTGGGCGATTTGAAAATTAGGTGGCTCGCTGCGGCCCAAAAGTTTGGCGCCTCTCTTACTCCGGCTCAGGTCGTCGAGGGGGCCATGGCGCGAATCTCGGCCCTACCCCGCGAGCAGTGCCTAAAGGTTATTCGCCGACTGTACGACGAATACAACGCGAGGCTGCCGGGCGGTGCGTGGGTGGCCGGGTCGAAGCTGATAGAGGCGACGACCGCGTACGACCCGGTCAAACCGGTTACCGATGACCTAGCTACCCTCCTGGGGGGATAGACAGGAGGCAGGACGATGGACGGCTTTTACGTGGTTCCGGCCCGCCCCGAGGAGATCCCCTTTGTCGTCGACTCGTGGGCCCGTAGCTTCCGAGACTCCCCATGGGCCGGCTGCGTGAACAATGAGTGCTACCAGGCCGCGTACCGAGACTCAATCAATGGCCTCTTGGTTCGTGGCGCCTCAGTGTCCGTTGTGGTGCCGGCCGAGGGCGTTCGTAGGGTCCTGGCGTATATCGTTATCGAAGACCCGGACATTCTCCACTACCTGTACGTGAAGCGTAACGCTCGGGGTCTGGGTCTCGCTAAGGAGCTCCTGTCTCGGAGGGCCCCGACGCCCCGCAGGTTCACGTTTAGAACCCCCGCTTCTAGTCTGCTTCTTAAGCTGGGCCACACCTGGGACCCGGTTCCCGCTCGACTGTCGACGTTCCAAAAGCACTCTTTAGACAAAGATAAAGATCTTGCCGACGCCAAAAACAAAAGAGACCGCGATGTTGCGGAAGCTGCGGGGGCACAACAACCGCCTGCTTCGCGAAATGACCGAGGCTCAGGAGCTCCACAGGGCCCTTAGCCAGCGTCGCCCAGTGGTTTCTCCGGCCTCTCAGCGGCCCGCGCCGCGCGGCAGATCGCGCTAGTGTCCGTATCGAAGTTGCCAGCGGCCGCGTTCGACGTGGCCATTTACGGGGACACTTTTCGTAAGGCGGCGGATCAGAGCGTTGTCGACGAGTGTAAGGCCCGGGCCAAACGACTCTTTGAGGCGCAAAACCCAAACGCCAAGCGGGTAATCCTTGACTCAAACCCTCTTGTTAGTGTCATCTGCGGCCGCCGAGGTGGGAAGACCTTTGGTGCCGCTTCCCTGGCCTGTATCACCGGCGAAGCGCGCCCGCATTCGATTACCCTCGTTATCTCACTTACGCTCAAGCACCTTAAGCGCAACTGGTGGTTTGGTTCCCCGTCCGGCGTTCCCGCGATGGACCGGACCTTTGGACTCGGCCTCGAGTTCAACTCGGCCGACCTTAGGTGGACCCACCAGAACGGCTCCGTGGGCTACCTGCTCGGAGCAGAGTCTCGCGAGATGTTGGATTATATCCGCGGAATTGAGGCGGACGTTGTTATCATTGATGAGTGTAAATCGTTCGCACCGGCGATTTTATGCGAACTAATCGATGAAATTCTCCGCCCTATGCTGATGAGTCGTAAGGGCCGACTGATTCTGATCGGTACTCCTGGCGCCATTAATGCTGGCGAATTTTATCACGCAACGAATCCACAGGCCCGTCGCCCGTTCAAAGTTAACGGCGAGGTCCTGGACCTACCCGCTCTGTTGCCTTATGGCACGGATGATCCCTGGAAGCGGAATAAGAGGATTCTCTGGTCGTTTCACCAGTGGCACACTAGAGACAATCTGGCGCGGCCGGATCAGTGGGAGTGGGCTCTCGAGGAGATGGATCGGAAGGGGTGGGCACCCGATTCGCCCTCCTGGCTTCGCGAGTACGAGGGTCAGTGGCTCCCGTCCGGTGAGGGCCTCGTCTATAAGTACCAAGAGGTCAAAGAAAAGGACTCGGGGCTTGTTAACTGGAGTCCAACGCGGTCCGTAGCCAACCCAACAGGGCTCCCTCAGGGCCGTAAATGGCACTTAATCATGGGGCTGGACCTAGGGTTCATGGACGCGACGGCGCTCGTGGTGGGCGCGTGGTCCGATACCGATGGGCAGTTGTACCATGTGCATGATGAGAAGCACACTCACCTCTTGCCAGACGACGTTTGTGACATGGTCAACGAGGCAATTAGTCGCTTCGGGGCCCCGGAGGTAGTGTTTGGTGACGCGGGAGGACTCGGCAAAATGCTCGTGGAGATGCTCTTACACAAAGGCATTCCAATCGAGAAGGCCTCTAAGACCGAAAAGAACGACCACATAGAGTTGCTAAATAGCGATTTCTGTCGTGGGCGAATCAAGATTATTCCGGGGTCCGAGTTAGAGGGGCAGTTGCAGAGCGTACAGTGGAATCTGAGTAAAGGCGCCCTCACAACGTTGGCAAAGACGGGAAGGCTCACGGAGGATCCGGCCTGTGCCAACGACCTCACCGACGCCTTTTTGTACATGTGGCGCGGGGCCATGCATCATTTTTCGCGGCCGACGATTGAGGCCATTCCGATTCAAGGGACAACGGAATACACGATATGGCAAGAGGCAAGAGCGCTGGAGCAGGCGAGGCGCCGGACCCGGTTGGAGGACTCTCGTCGGGGTCTGCGTCAGGGCCCACTATCGACGGATCTAAAGTGGGGAAGCGCTCCTCCCGGCATCCCCGGGTTTCTGCGGGGAAACTAATGGGCGACGGACACGTATCACTTGATTACGTCGAGGAGCTGATAGCGCTCCTTAAGGCTAACGGCGTTTCCTACGCCAAAGTCGGCGCCGTGGAGCTCGCGCTTCCGGTTATGCCCTCTCTTCCGTCGTTTTCTACCGCACAGCCCTCACTGGTCTCGCCTCCGTCCGTTTCTCCGGTCACCGGCCGTGTTACTGACTTCGGCGATGACCCCTATCGCCGGCTGTTTCCCGGGGGCCGCCCGCTTTGGCCCGAGGATAAGCAATGAGCTCTCCTGTTCGTTGGTGGGAAAAGAGCGCGGCTGCTACCGGTTATTCCAAAGCTGACGCCGACGCTCTGCGCGCCACCGACTGCGTCGACGAGTGCGCTGCCGTGGAGAATCGCCAGCGTGCGTGGCACGAAATGGGCCTCTGGAACGCGACTCTGCTTACCAATCGCGAGCAGCCCGGGTTTAACTGGGGCACCGGGGCGCCCCGGGTCCAGGAGTTGACCCCGGCTAACCTGACCACTGAGAATTTTGTGCTGATGGGCGGTGAGGTAATGCTAGCCCGCGCCATGTCCTCCCCTCTGCAACCCACGGCAGTCCCCGTGGGTTCGTCGTTTGAGACCAGGCGGATAGTTCGTAAGCTCAATCGCTGGTGCCGCGGAGTGTGGCGTCAGTTAGAGTGTGAGCGGAAGTGTGCACAGTCTTTCTTGGACATGTACACAAACGGCAAAGGGGTTGTTCGGGCCGACTACAATAAGCAGTCAGGCAAGCTCGAAGTCTCTTCGGTGTTCTTTAATAACTACATCGTAGATAATACTGAAAGCGCCAATAGGGCTGAGCCCCTGACTCACAGAATCAGAATGATGGTTCCCCGGCGGATTGTTGAGTCGGCCTATAAGGTCGTGCTTAAACCGGACGAGGGGCGAAATTACGCGGACTATCGTCGGCACAGCGCCGACTACGTTCCGGTTGTTGAGGCCTGGCGCCTCCCCGGTTGCGACGGTAAGGGCGGGTGGCACATGGTGGCCACCCCGGGTCACATTCTGAAAGAGGAGCCTTGGACCGACCCCGAATCGGGCGTTGTCACCGGAGACTGGGCCGGTCCCGGAAATGTCACGGGCACCCTGGGGCGTTCCGGTGTTGAACTCGCGATTCCCTATCAGCTTCGCCAGAACGAGCTGTCCGAGGTAATTCGGGACGCACAAGACTATTGTTGTCGGCCGCGCCTCTTGGTTCATGCCGGATCTAAATTCGATCAGCAAGCAGCGGATAACGTCGCGGCGCGTATCTGGCAGTACACGGGGGTCAAGCCCGAGGCATTCTCGTGGACCACGGCGATTAATGACCTCTACGCGGAACGCGAGCGCAACGGCAACGCGTTCTTGCGCTTTTTTGGTACCTCGGCCATGACTTCTCAGGCGGTACTTCCCGCAGGTGTACGCCTTGATTCGTCTGCGGCTGTGAGAGAGGCAAGGGCGATGGAAGACCAGCGGTTCCTGCCACTCTGGATCGAATACGAGCGCATGCGCATTGGCCTTATGCGGCTGATGATTCGGACCATGGCGCGCTCAGGGGGAGATCACGCCACCACCGTGCGGCTGTCTGGTATTCGCACTGAGACCATCCGCTGGTCCGAGGTCTCCGACATTCTCGAGGACGAGCACTACACCTGGGGCGTTGAGCCCCTTCCCGCTAGCAGGGAGTCCCCGGCGATTCACCGGCAGGTCCTGGAAGACAGATTCGCTACGGGTCGGACTGACCGCTCCTACGATAAAGAGTTCGTCGATCCCCCGGATGTCCGGGCCATCGAAGCGGCGGAAGCGGCCGGTTGTAGGCACGTGGACTGGCTAATCGAAGAGTACGAGGAGGGGCGCTGGCATCAGCCGGATCCCATTATGAACCTCGTATATTTCATTCCGCGCGTGCAAGCCAACTATCTCGAGCTGTCTCAGCTCGAGGGTGACGGCTCTCAGGGACAGAAAGAGCTAGCCACGGCTATGACGCTCCATCGTCAGGGTCTCCGTGCGGCGCTGGCCATTGTAAACCCCGTTACACAGCCGCCATCCGCGGGGCCGCTGCTGGCCACACCAAACACAGCTGGAATTATGCCGCCTCCTTTGGGCGGCTCTCCCATGCCCGGCCCGCCCATGCCGGCAATGGGCGGTAGACCTTTGGGCTAAGAACGAACATGGCAATAAAGAACGAAAAGAGTCCTGAATTGAAAGCGAAGGAAGCGGCGTTACGGGAGGCCATTGCGGCCAAATACGGAGACACCGCTGCACAAGAAACCGCAGCACCGGCCCCTTCTAGTGGGCGAGAGTTGAGTATCTATGAGCGCGCGGCGGCCGACGTTGTTGTACAAGCGCCCAACGATGAGGGCGCTTCGACAGGGGATTCCGTTCCTGCTCCTGCTCCTGTTCCTGCTCCTACTACCGTTCCTACTCCAGCTCTAGCCCCGGGGCCCGACGCGACATTGCTCGCTCGGTTGGCCTCCATGGACGCGGAGCTAGCGGAGCTCCGAAAGGCGAAGCGGGCACAGAGCGAAGAGGCGCCACGGCCCGGGCCCGCGTCTGTCGTTAGCGCGCGTGAATTCTACGCGGATCCCGTCGCCGCTCTGGCGAAGCTGGGGGTCCCCGAAGAGCACGTTGCGCGCCACCTGGTTTATAAAACGATGGGCCCCGACAAAGTAGCGCCAGACATTGCCGCGTCGGTTAACGCCTCTCGATACACGGGGGCGGTTGGCGCCGAAGTTTCTGCACTTACTGCCCGATTGGACGAGCTCTCAAAGGAGATTCGTCGTCGGGATTACCACGAGAGCCTAGAGAAATCCGTTACCGGGGCCGAAGCCACGAAATACCCCCACCTGGTACGAGCACGAGCGGCGAACGCGGACGCTATCAATAAGCGTCTGCGGTCCGTCGCGGCTTTATCCGATTCCTTGTCACCGGATGAAGTTATGCAGAGGGTGGAAGCCGATCTAGCCGAAGCGGCCGCTTTCTTTATGGACAAGACAAAAAAGAGCCCAGAGCCAGATACGCAGGAAAAGAATGACGTCCCTGCCATGACCGCGACCGCGCTCCGTGGTGGAGCACCGCGCAACACGGGCCCGAAGACTTGGCTACAGTCTGAGGCCGAAATGCGCGCCGAACTTAAAGCAAAGTATTCTAAGACTCCTTAATCAGAGTCGTAAAGGTAAACTATGTCCGCAACTACTACTGCGGCAGCGATGGTTGATTATTTCTATCAACGCCAGTCGATGCCAGAGCGCCAGGCGGAATCGCTGAAGCGCAATCCCACTCTCCGAATGATGAAAACGGAGAGTGAAATGCTGAAGAACTCAGCGTTCACTGTTACGATCAAGGCCCATCAGCGCTACTCCGGTTCGCACGATTTCACCAGTGCGATGGCCGATGAGAGCGCCAGCGTCCCCCACAAGTTTACGGTCTCCGGGCCGGTTGTGATGTACGCGCGGCTGACCATTGAGGGTCAGCTCCTGGCGCAGTCTCCTGTGGGCACCCTTCTCGACGTGAAAGCGGCCGAGATGGACGACCAGGACGACATTCTCCTGGAGCGAATTGAAAAGAAGCTGTGGAGTGACCAGTACGACGACCTTGGGCAGATCGCCGCTTCCGGTATTTCTGGTACCGAGGGTGACGGCAACACGTTGGTCCTCACACTAGAAAATCCGAGCGATGTGTATAACTTCAAGGTGGGCATGTGGCTCGAGGCGTTTAGCACTCGCGCTACGGCCGCTACGACCGCTCGCGCGGACCAGGTCCTCAAGGTCACGGGCATCGTAGATCCGATCGCTGGCACCATCCAGGTCCTACAGTCGGGCGCGGGTACCGCAAT